GTTTATTGCCTTTTCGGTGTTTTCGCCGCGGGCAATAAGTTTGCTGTAATTGTATGTTACCATGCTTGCTATCCATCCGGTTAGCAGCAACACAATAGCCATTATTATTTCGATGGTTTCCATAATGTTTTTAGTTTCCTCTCTTCCGCCCCCTCCAAATTGGAGGGGGGCGGGGGGAGGCGGTTATGAAAAACTATGCCGTTGCCGATGAATAAATGGCGGCAATTCCTTTTGCACGGAGTGGCAGTGCGCAAAAACGCATCTGGAAGTTTACGATGTCGCCTTTTTCGGCAGGCGATTTAAACTGTGAAAACATTTCAACCGTACCCATTGCTTTCATTACTTCGTCTTTTTGGAAAGCGAAGCTGCAATAAGTGTCGGTTGCGGGAGCGGCAGCAGCTCCAAAGGCTACTTTTGCACCGGTTGATTTATTAAATACCGGTGTTGCCGAAGTAGTGAATACCTTAAATCCAAACAGGTTGTTGGTAGCCATTACGTTTTTAATCAGGTTCAAATCCTGTTCCATGAGTTCGGCCTGGTGCTGTGGGTTTAATACCAATACGCGCCCTTCGTCGGAAAGGTCAAAAGCATTAAATTTAACCATCAGTTCGAGGATATCCTCAAATTTAATCTTTTTAAACGATGTTGTAGTACTGTTGGCTCCGCTGGTGTCAATTACAGGAGTGTAAGTTCCATTAGAGGCTGGCGTCCAGTTCCAGGCGCTAAGTTGCGTAACGGCTTTAAGCAGTTGCTGTTTGTGGCCGTAAACCACCGACGCCATCTTATCGTAAGCCAGTTCCATAGCTTCGAGGTTACGCACGATGGTGCTGGTGGTGTCGAGTGTTTTTAAAGCAAGCTCTAAGGCTACATCAGTACGTTGTGAGGTTGCTATTGGGTAACTTGTATTGTCAATCAGCACTTCAGGATTGGCTCCGGCCTCGGCAAGGTGTATTTTATTGTACTCTACCAGTGCGCTCATATCGCGTCCTTCACTTACAAACGATCCTTTGGGGTAAAACCCTTCCAACAGTATGTCTGTCCATATCTCTTTAAGCAGGCCTGCAAACAACATTCCACCCTGTGGCATAAACGATAAGGCAGTACCGCCCAAAATGGCAACAGTAAAGGTAACTAAGGGAGCTATGCCGGTAAAGGCAGTTACGATAAATGCAACCAACAGGTTAAACAACAGGTTGCCAATGTTAAGTCTCTTTTTCATTGTTTTTTATATTATTTTGGTTAATCTTAATTTAATTCCCATCAATGACCATCAATGACCATTAATGACCATCAATGACCATCTTTGATTTATAGTTAGCTCTGAGTTCGGCAAACGTTTCGGGGCTTTTTACCTGCAATTGTTGCAGTCCTGATGGGTCTTCTTTCACCCATTTCATGTAATCCCAACTGTCGCGGTCGCCGGACGATCCTGCGCCTGCGGTTTTGGTTTTGTCGCTGAAGGTTTTTTTACCGGGCAACGCGTCCAGGATGTCTTTTGCCTGTTTATAGTCGGCCATAGCCAGGTTTACAAAACTGTCTTTTTTGTCGGCGGTAATACGTCCGTCACTTACAGCCATGTCAACCAATTGCGTGGCTTGTGCTTTCAGGTGTTCGCTCAGTTTCTGCTCTGCCTTTTCTTTTTTTGCGTTAAGCTCTGCTATGGCAGCATCCAGAGCCTTCATTTCGCACTCGGTGGGCAAACCCAGCGTAGTTGCTGTAAGTGATGTAATTACAACTTTTTCCATTGTTTGTTTTGTTTGAATGAATTTGTTAATATTAAGTTTGATGTTTTCGGGGGTAAGTTGTTCGCCGCTACTATCGTACAGGCGAAGGCTCATTACGTTACTAGGCACCGCCACTACACTGGCCTCCATCAGTTCCCAGTCGGTAACTACCGGAATTAATCCTGCTTGTGGCACACTGCGCAGCTCGGCATTGTGTATGGCTATTCCCATCGAAGCTCCTTTTAAAAAGCCCCTGTCAACCTTACCTTTAAGTTTCATGCTTTCGGGGTCTTCGGTATCAAATAGCGGGTCGGCTATCAACTGATCCCCTTCAATGCGAAGGTTTTCCCACTTGCCCGAAACCAGGTCGTGGTTATGTCCGTTAAGCAGTACCGGGTTCGATTTAAATCGGTCTAACCTGCCACCGCTGTTCAGGATCATAAACCCGTAACTATTTATCGCCTTTTCGTCGTTCAAAACAAATGATGCCATGTTTCTTTTTTTTCGTTTCGCTCTGCACTTTGCGCTTTGCACTTTTTACGGCGCAAACATACAACAGCATTTCGCCTCCTGAAAATAACCTCCCAATACTTGGGAGGTTTCACCCAAGTATTGAGTGGTTTCTTTTATTTTGGCACATAATAACTTTCATTTGCACCCAAAAAACAGTATGACCAAAAAAACAACGGCCAGCAAAAAGGTAGCTGCCCGTAATCCCGAAAAGTACGAGTATGCCTACCTGCTGTTTATGCAAAAGGTAACGCAGGACGATATTTGCGAACGTGTTGGCGTTTCGCCACCTACCCTTAAAACATGGAAAGAAAGCGGCGGCTGGGAAGAGAAACGCGCCTGCCGTACCATCAGCATTGACGACCTGATGCAGAAAACCCTTAAAAAAATTAACGACCTCTTAGATCGCGACGTGTCCGACTTTTCGGCTGATGCCTTTAGCAAAGCCGTTCAACAGCTTAAAGCCCTCAAAGAAAATCATACGGTTGACGATGAGATTTCTACCTTCTTAGCTTTTCAGGATTACCTTATTGCCGAACGCGGCAATTATAAAGAGGTTACAGATAGCTTTATTAAATTGGTAGTAAAACTCCAGGACATATTTATACTAAAGCGCAAAAACAATGCGAAACGCTAAATCCTCCGAACTCGACCTTCGCTGGAAACAGCGCGTAGAGTGGATTATGTCCGCCGATTTTGTGCTGCCTGACACGCCAGCCGAAAAGGAAGCCCGCGTAGAGCGTGCCCGCAAGGATTATCCCTTTTTTGTTGATACCTACTTTAGCCACCTGGCCAAAAAGAAATGCGGTAAATTCCAGATTGATGCTGCCAAATACCTGTTAAGCCACAAAGAAACCCGCGCCCTGTTCGAGTGGGCGCGTGGTCATGCCAAAAGCTCACACCTTTCGCTGATGATCCCGCTGTGGCTCAAAATACAGCAGCCCCGCCAGATGAATGTAATGATTCTTACCAGCAAAAGCGAAGACATGGCTATTCGCCTTTTGGCCGATTTACAAGCCGAACTGCAACACAATACCATGTTTATCCGCGACTTTGGCAACCAGGTTAAAGAAGGCTCCTGGGCTGATGGTGAATTTCGCACCGAAGACGGCTGCCTTTTTGTTGCCGTTGGCCGTGGCCAAAGCCCCCGTGGTTTAAAAGACCGTGGTAAACGCCCCGATTATATTGTGGTTGATGATATTGATGATGATATTTTGATTAACAACCCGCGCCGCGTGAGCGAAGTTTTCGACTGGATGCTTACAGCCCTGGCCGGAACGATGGAGATGGGGCGGGGCCGGTTTGTAATGGTTGGAAACCGCATTGGTAAAGATTCCATCTTGAGCCGCTTTGCCGAAACCAAAGGCATTAATCACACCACCGTAAACGCCATTGATAAAAAAGGACTTCCGGCATGGCCTGAAAATTACAGCCTTGCCGAAATTACCAGGATGCGCAACTTCGTTGGCGAACGCCGGTTCCAAAAAGAATACATGAACAACCCCATTGTGGAAGGTGCCGTATTTAAAAAGAAAGATATCCGCTATGGTGCCATGCTCGACCCAAAGCTGTACAAAACGCTGATATGCTACACCGATCCCAGCTTTAAGCACTCAGCCACCGCCGACTTTAAAGCTACCATGCTGGTAGGCAAAACACCCGACGGCCATTTTCATGTAATTAAAGCCTTTGCCGACCAAACTACCGTTATGCAAATGGTAGCCTGGCACTACGAAATTGTAAACTGGGTTAATGGCCGGGTTCCGGTACTCTATTTTATGGAATCTAACTTCCTTCAGGAACTGCTTTTGGATGAGTTTAAAAAAGTTGGTGCGCTAAGTGGATTTCATATCCCGATCCGCGGCGATGCCCGCAAAAAGCCCGATAAGTTTGCACGTATCGAAGCCATGCAGCCCATTTTTGAACGCGGCCTGATGCTTTTTAACCAAAAAGAAAAGAACTCACCTGGAATGATGGCTTTGGAACAACAGCTTCTGATGTTTGAAAAAGGCAGCAAAACCCACGACGACGCGCCCGATGCTTTGGAAGGCGCTGTTTGGCTCCTGGCACAACGCACCCGCACATCAAATGCCCGCTACCTGTCAGCCGATTTATTTAACCGCAAATATTAAATACTATGTTCATATCACCGGAAGAATTAAACACAGCCCTGTACGCCTACCAGATAGACGAAATTACAGAAGCCAACAGCGATATAGCTCAAATGGCTATTGATGCCGCTGTTGAAGAAATGAAAAGCTACCTGGCTCCCAACAGCCAGACCCGCTGGCGCGATGGGCGACCCCGCTACGATGTTGCCGCCATTTTTGAAGCCACTGCCGCCAACCGTAACCCACTTATTATGGAATTGTGCAAAAGCATTGCCGTTTGGTATGTGTGCCGCCTGAGCAATGTTGATGTTATTCACGAACAGGTTAAAGAACGCTACAACCGCGCCATCGAATGGCTCGAAAAAGTGGCAGGCGTTGGCAAATATGCCGATGCCCCGGCACTATCGCCAAATCTGCCACTCCTTGCCGACAATCCCGACAACCCAATTCAACCCGTAAGATCGGGAAGTCACACCAAATTTATTCACGATTTTAACGATTAATCATGGCTGCAAAAAAAACATCTCAACCCAAAGCCCCCACCATTAAACCACGGATGGATGGCTATGTTACTAAAATAGTACCCAAAAGCATTAGCCGCGCACGGCAGGACATTGCTACCTGGAAAGCCGCGCTGCGCCAGGCCGAAGCTACCGAAAACCGCCGCCGTACAAAGCTCCATCATCTGTACAACGACATCACGATGGATGCCCTCCTTAGCTCGCAGCTTGCCAACCGCAAAATGCTAACGATGGGAGCGCCTTTCAGCATAAAGACAGCCACCGGCGAAGTGGACGAGGCGTTTACCGAAATGCTGCAAAAAAGCATCTGGGTTAACCAGATTATCGGGTTCATCATTGATAGCATCTTTTATGGTACAACCGTTGTTGAAATCCTTGCCGAAAACGACACGCTGAAACCGGTACTTATTCCCCGACAAAACATTATTCCGGAAACCGGAACCCTGCTCCTCGACGAAACCGACAGCCAGGGCATTGACTACCGCAAAGCACGTGAATACCGCATCTGGCTGCTCGAATTTGGCGAACCAAACAATTTTGGGATTCTCAACAATGCTGTGCCTCATGTGCTTTTTAAACGCTTTGCGCAAAGCTGTTGGAGCGAGCTTGCCGAAATTTACGGAATCCCGCCGCGCGTGCTCAAAACCAACACCCAGGATAGCAACATGCTTAGTCGTGCCGAAACCATGATGCGCGACATGGGTGCCGCTTCGTGGTATATTATTGACGAAACCGAAAGTTTTGAGTTTGCCAAAGATGCCGGAAACCTTAACGGCGATGTGTACAACAACCTTATTAACCTGTGCAACAACGAAATATCAATGCTGGTTTCGGGTGCCGTTATTGGGCAGGATACCGTTAACGGAAACCGAAGCAAAGAGGAATCGAGCATGAAAATGCTTTATACACTCATGGAATCGGACATGCGACTTGTCGAAAGTTACATGAACAACATGGTGATGAAGGCACTTTTCCAGATTGGGATACTGCCCGACGGCCTACAGTTTACCTTCGATGCGCAGGAAGACATTGTACAGCTTTGGACAATGACCAAAGAAGTGCTGCCTTTTATGGAAGTTGACCCCGAATGGATTAAATTAAAGTTCGGTATCGAAGTTACAGGCACCAAAACACAGGCCGCAATACCAGGCACAGGAGCACTTAGTTTTTTCGATTAAGCCCCGCCTCGATGCGGGGCGATGAATACTTCAACGCTTTCCACGGCGCCATCATGTCGCTGTACGAAATCAATCCGCTTGCAAGCGAAATAATAACGCTCGCTGCCGGCAAAGCTAAGTTTCCGTCCGTGTTAAATGCCGCCGAAAAAGCCTTTAAAAAGGTTTACGAACATGGCTACAAACCCGACGATCTTCTTACCGTAAAAGAATATGCCGACCTCATTAACGAAACCAAAGCTGCCTTCGATCCTGCCATCGAATTCGTGCAAAGCGATGTGCTGAAATCGTACCTCGATAAGGATGTTTTTGTTTTTTCGGGGCTTAAAGCCCACAAAGAACTTACCCAGGCGCGTAGCCTGCTCAAGGACGACAAAGGAGCCATAAAACCGTATTACAAGTTTGAGCAGGATATTGTAAAGCTCAACAACAGCTACAACAAGCTATACCTCGAAGCCGAGTATGAGTTTGCCGTGCATTCGGCACAGAGCGCCGACCAATGGAGCAACCTTAGCGATGATACCGGCAGGTATTTGCTGCAATACCGCACCGCACAGGACGAGCGTGTGCGCGAGAACCACCAGGCATTGGCCGGCACTACCCTGCCAAAAGACGACCCCTTTTGGGATAGTTACTATCCGCCCAACGGCTGGCGTTGCCGCTGTGTAGCCATCGAAGTATTGGCAGGCAAGTACCCTGTAAGCAATAGCGCCGAAGCCATTGCCAAAGGCGAAACCGCCACTACCCAAATTGGCAAATCAGGCAGCAACAAACTGGCCATGTTCCGCTTTAACCCCGGCAAACAAGCCGTTATATTCCCACCAAACCACCCTTACAAAAAGGTTCCGGAAGAGGTTAAAAAAGCTGTTGAGAAAATTTATGAAACCAGTAAGGATGCTTTTGTACCAGCTAAAACTGTTGAAGAAGCTAAAGAATGGGCTAAAAATAATCTGGGTATTTTAAATGATAAGAGAAATCTAAGTGTACAGGCACTTAATTCTATAAATGAAGCTCTATTTGACCTACACAAAGATTTTGATTTTAATAAAAAACTTTTTGAATTAGGCAATACTGCAAATGATCGTGCATCTGCAAGAGCAGCAGCAGGATTTATTCATTTTAATAAAAAATGGTTTGAAAAAACTGACCCAAAAGTTATTAAAGACTATAAACGGGCTAATGATTATGGATGGTGGCCTAAAATTAATGATAAAAAAGACCCTCGTAAAATGATTGTTGACCACGAATTTGCTCATTGTCTTACAAGCATAGAATTTGCCGTAAAAGGAAACACTTCAAAATCTCTTACCAGTGTTGCAAAACGCTACAATCAGGAAATGAATAGTATTACGCGCGCTGGAGGTGATTATAAAAAAAGCCCCAATTTTATATCTTTGTATGCAGAAACAAATCATCACGAATTTGTTTCAGAAGCATTTACATCAGCAAGAAATAGTGATAATCCAAGCCCTTACGCTAAGGAAGTTTACGAAATAATTAAAAAAGAATACGGGAGGAAATAAATGACTTATCCGGCTCCAATTTGTTTTGATTGCAAACATTTCTCAAATGAATTTGGTCTTAAATGTCAAGCCTTCCAAAAAGGCATTCCAGACGAAATCCTGCAAGGCGAAAACGACCACACCACTCCGCTGCCCGACCAGGGTAACGACATAGTTTTTGAACCGATTGAAAATGACCATCAATGACCATCAATGGCCATCAATAACCATCAATGACAACAAATTCCGGCGCAGCCAAATGACAACAAATGACAACAAATTCCGGCGCAGCCAAATGACAATAA